GATAGATAACATCGCCATCTGCAGGTGCGTTGCCCGCTGGTGCGGTTTCATTCACAACAAATGATGCACTCCCTGCTGTCCCTGCAGTTGCACTCTTGATTGAGTACAGCACACCATCAATAATAACTTTTCTACCTGCCAGTGCTGTTGCTTCAGCGGCAGAAAGAGCCTCATCAATACCAACAGTCTTTGTTCCAGCTGTCCAGGAAGCAACGGTCAAGGCGCGGGTTTCGTTTGTGGATCCCTCAGCAACAAGATCCTCTGCATGGAAGATCTTTGCTTCTGTGGTTTCAACAAACCTCACACCGTGAATCTTGCCGATTTCACCTTCAAAGATTTGTTCGGAACCGGCGTATTCGGATGCGCTGATCCAATCCTTATCGCCCATAAGGTCGAATGCAACATCCGGATGGATAATGCCAACATAGTAACCATTAATCTTCTTGGCTTTATTGGTCTTTAGGTTTCTTACACCGCGCCTGATGCACTCAACAGTCAGATAATGGTTATCTGCTGCTTGGGACTGTCCTCCAGTGAGCAGATACCTGGCATTCACCTGGCCGTTTGCATACTGTACGTTAGTTCCACCGTTCAGCACTTCACGGGTTACGGTGTCAAGGGTCTCACCAGCCTGCTGTGCGTGCAATTTTGTTGCCTCCAGGATGTTGTTGTCAATGGCGGTCAGTATCAGCACATCGGAAATTTCCGTATAATCACCGTACTGGTTGACAGTTGCGGTGATCGTGCTGACCGACAGTTTCCTACCAGATGGAGTAACACCTTCAGTTAATGGTATCAGAGCTTTTGGATAAGGTGCGTACTTCCTGAATTCAACTGTCTTACCTGAACCCTTTGGAATATCTCTCTGTTGGCCAAATTGGTCATGAACCAAAACGGCTTTTGCATTCTCAATCAGGTACTTATCATAGAAAGTTTTCATTTCTGCTGACAAGCCCTCATCGGTCGTTACGTTTGTATTGTCAAAGTGCTGAATGTCGAACCCAACATATTCAGCTACATCATTGAAAAGCTTCAGTAACTTTTCCATAGTGGGATTACTCTCCTTTCTTCAATTCTTGATTCTTGCCCGCAATCCCACCAGGTTTATCCGTTAAAATTTAACGTCCTCAGGTCTGAGGTCACCTCGTAGGATTCGATCGGCAAGTTCCTTCACTTCCTTGCCCGTCATGGCAGACGGATTTTTCTTGATGTTTACTGCAGGGCTGTTATTTGCCCCGTTTTCTTTTGGTCTTTGATTGTTGGCCTTTATGTTGTCAGCTGTTCTTTTCTCCATCCGCTTTGCGATGTTTTCTTCCCACCAGTCCATCTCAGATACCTTGAAAGCATTGTCAATAGGGAAACCATTCTCAAGCATCGTGAAGAAAACATCATTCGGCTGCCAGTTTTTAAAGTCAAACTCTGCAAATTCCGGCCGTTTTGACAGGATTTCCGGTGCGTGAACTATTTCATACGCTGCTTTAATGCTCATGCCCTCATCAATCAACTGTACAAACTGTGGATTCAAAGCTTCTGCTCTCAGATTAAATTCCGGATATATTCTCTGAAGTTCAATTGCATCGGCCTGATGCTTCGCAGCTTTTTGCCGAATTTCTTCCTGTTTCCTTTCCCAGGCCGCAATCTCGGCAAGCTTCCGTTCACGCTCCATTTCCCTTCTGTACTCTTCAACGCTCATGCCTTTTTCGTATGCTTCATCCTCCAGACGCTTCTGCTGAATCTTTTCCAACTCTGCGAGAGCTTGCTTTCTATCACTGACATTGAGTATTTTCATCACTTTTTTCATGTCAGCATCCAGTTCTTTAAGGTTTTGCTCCAAGCCGGTAAACTTTTTCATTCGCCTGCTAATGTGGCCCTGAACATCCTGGTCATATAGGTCTTTAAACTCGGCCTTGAACTTTTTATACGCAGCAGCCCTCTCTTCTGGAGACATAGTTGATCCCTGGCCGGCGTCACCAGGCTCGTTACTGCCTTGTGCACTTTCCCCACCTGCAGCTGATCCAGTAGCATCACCGGCTGTACCTCCGGCATCCGCGGCAGCTGTTCCACCTTCATCAAAGTGGGTAAGGTTGATATCCAATAGATTTTCAAGGTTCATAACATCTTCCTCCTGCCGTCTCTCCGGCGTGTCAAAATCTCCCGTCTTTCCGGGGTGTCTAAAAATACATTAGCATGAGTTAAAAATCTATTTTGCAACGGAATTTTTTACACTTCTTCACGTCCTTTATGTACTGACTTGGTAAGTGCATCACGGTCACCAGGATTGACTTGACAAAAACAAACACTTTTCCTGCATATACGATGATGTCCGTACACTCTTCATGAGAATAATAGAGCTTGTCCAGGTACCGGCGAATTGAGCCGGTCAACTGTGTCCTGTTTATACCCCTTTTGATTGCATTATTCACTAACCTATAACAGGCTTTTTTCCCCACCCCTGCGCGTTCTTTTATTCGTTTTCGGGCGTGGTTAGTGATTATCATGTCTTCATCTCCCTAACCTGAATATGGTTTGGATACTGCTTTTCAATCTGTTTCAGGCCAATAAGAACAGTCATAAACACTGCATCCACCACGGCCTGCTCTGTTTCATCAGCGAACGGTTCAATTTCCACCGTCACCCCGTTCTGATACTGCAAGCGGGTAAATGAAATATCCTGTATGTTTTTCAAGGTACCTACAAGTGCAAAGGCAAGTGCTGATATACCGGCACAAACAACATCGTTTCCAGGGTTATATCCGGCATGGCCTTTCAGGTCCATAGCCGTAAAGCCATGGTTATCCCTGTAAAACTCTACTGTCACCACCAGGAAGCACCCCCTGTTTCTGTTGTGCTGCAAGAGCTTGAAGGATTGGCTGCACTCGCATAAGAGTCTGTTGCATTTGTTGCATCTGTTGATACATCATTGCATTTGCGCGAATCATTTCAGCTATTTTTTCTTTTCCTTCAAAAGTCATCATCTCAAGGGCAATAAGCGCCGATTCTGCCATCTGAGGGTTAAAGAAACCAGCTTTGAACATCGCTTGTGCCATCTCATTGTGGACCATAGTAGAATACGGATTTGATTTTTCAGGAACGATGTCAATATCGAATTCAGGCTTCCTGTATTTCGGCTCTTCACCTTCATACATTGATGGAAACAGCTGCGGCCTGAGGCCGGAATTATCATAATCAACAAATTCATAGGTCCCATTCGGCATATCTATCCTGAATGTACGGGTGACATTATATAATTGCCTTATATGTTCTACAAGAAAGGTCATTTCACGCCTGAATACTTCATACGAAGAAGAAATCATATCCCTGGAAACCTTGTTTCCGGCTTCCTGGAGCGCATATATTGCAGCTGCAGCTGTAACGCCTTTACCGCCCTGGCCGGAATTGAACACGTCATTTGCGGAAATTTCCCGAAGTTCTGATATTTTTTCCTGACGATGCTGAACAATGAACGGATGCAAAGGTGTAACCTGCCACTCACGAATACTATCCTCACTCAAGCTACCCTCAGTTTCGATAAATTCTTTTGACCAGTCTGTGGCATCATCCAAGTTTATACCGCTGCTGCGTTTATAAAACCACCTTTTTCGACCCGCCTTAAAGGCATTTTCGATGATGATAGCATCAAGCTTGTCAATGTAAATTTGCGGATTTTTAGCAATATCTATAAATCCAAACCCTGTAATGGTTCCCTCTTCAGGAAACAGCACATCAAACTCAACCGGGTATTGATTGCATTCGTAATAGCCTTTTTCGACATATTCCGGGTAATCCTCTGAACAAAAATACGGAATGTCTCCGGCCAACTTGCATAATTGCAGCGTCTTTCTGCCCTGAGAATTCTCAATGAAGTAATACCAGTCAATCATCAGTGTTTTGTCTGATAAATCGTTCTGGTCATCCTGGATATACTGCTTCGGGATAATCGGCTTGTCACTGGATAGTTTATCTGCTATTTCTGGCATCTGCTTTTTCAGGTATTCGGTATCTTCCAGAGCCCACACAAAGAAATTTTTACTGTCCTGGATATTAGTTATTCCCGGTTCCCAAGCGCAATTAAGTGCATCTATGTACGATGGTTTGATATCGCCCAGGCCGTTATTTGCCTCTGGATCCCAAAACATACCCTTGATTACAAATCCGTGTTTGAGCTTGTACCACCATGCATTGCTGTATACCTTGCGGTAATTATTCGCTTTTAATATTGCCGGTACAATTTCCGTTAATCTTTGGGCCTCTTGTATATCGTCCCTGTCTTTTGGCAGGAAGTTTGCTTTCGGGTAATTATCCATTGCATCCGCGTGCTTGTTGGCAAGAATGTTAAACAGATATGCAGTCACCGGCTCGGGCTTATCTTTTGCGTATTCTTTCCGAATAAGGTCCCAATGCCTGGATCGGTACCACATTTCGTTATCGACTATCTTTGCATCCAGCTGTTCTTTTCCACGTTGGTACTTCTGCAACGTATCCAGAGCCGCGCGGACTCGTGACCGATCCATACCTGTTCGTAATCCCTCTTGTGCTCCCTTCGGTATATTCCTGGATATATTCACGTTATAGCCAAACAAATTAAAATTCATAGGATCACCCCTTAGCTCTATAATACAGCATGCTTCTACATACGAATGAAACCGTAAGGATCACGCTTCTGCTCTCTCTCAGTCTCCAACGGATTATATGGGATCTCTTTTTTCTTCACTTTCTTGCGCGGTCCAATTGGCCTTGCCATGCAGACATAACGCATCTCATCCGCGATATGATCTTCAAGTTTTGAATCCAGGTCCTCAACATTCACTGTATCGTGCAACATTTCAGGTATTGTTCTGATGGTGTTTACGCATGTTGTAAACACATACAATGCAGCCCGGCCTTCTTCATCAAATTCCAGTCGGTTATGCATCTGCATCCACCCATTCAGCCGGTTGTTATCAGCTTTGTTGAAATACACCCGATGTTTTTCCATGATTTCTGCTATACTTTCACCTTTTTCTCCATGCCCCTCAATCCAGATTGCCGGGTCCGCGACACCATGAATGTAAATACCGGGTGGTTCCAATTCGTCTTCTATTTTGCGTATCTCCTGGGCTATTTTATCTGCAGACCATCTGACACCAACATCCGGTTCCCCGGTCCATCCATACAGCTCCCGGTATTTGTATATCACGCCGTCATGATTCACCGCATACCAGCCCACAGCAAAAGGCCTTGCATAACCAAAGTCAAATGACCGGTACCGGTACCATGTATCCGGAATCCTGAACGGCTCAACAACATGCGTCCACCGATGCGTAAGATAGCCTTCCGGGTTATCACGCCATTCAGTGAAATACTGCCCTTCAAACACATTCCAGTCTCCATAAAGCATTGCCTTTTTTCGAACTTCCGGAAGAGCCTCCAGGGCTTCAACATAATCCGGGTCATTCTCCATCAGATATTTGTTGTCGTACACCAATGAAGGTATGAAAACATAATTCTCAGGCTTTTCCTTGCTTTTATATTTCTTGTCGATGAACAATCTTTTCACCCAGGCATGGCCAACTCCACCAGGATTGCAAGTAAAATACATTCGCGGTCTGAACTTCACCTTAATCATGCCGCTGGAGCGGTTACATTCGGTGAAGATCTGAAACTGAAACTCTGTAAATTGTGTCGCCTCTTCAAGGAATATGACATCGTATGCCTGGCCCTGATATTGGAGAGCATCCTTCTCATTGTCGCAGTATCCCAGGCGTAAACGTGAGCCATTCGGGAATATAAAAGCGTGAGACTCACGGTCATATTTGCAAACGTGACCTATTTCAGCCTGCAGTTGCAGCAAATGATTTTCTTTCAGGTCCTTGTATGTACGGCGAACAAACAGGATCTGGATGCCTGGGTACTTGAAGCACAATAGGATAGCTTTGCGTCTTGCCGCCCAGCTCTTACCACCGCCGCGGGCCCCACCGTAAGCTGTGTACCTGGCCTTAGATTTAAAAAACTGTATTTGTTTCGGATATGGATAACCACGAAGTTTAACCGTTATCGCTGCTATAGTCCTTCACCGCCTTATTCGGACCATTCATCCAATTCACCTTCCATCTGGATTATGATCCCCTCGTCAGTAATCTGAGATTTTTGTGCTGCTGCAGCTTTATCCAGTTCAAGCTTTTCCTTAGCCAGCTGAATCTTTTGTTCATCAACCTCAATTTTTGCCTTGTCTGCAGGACTAAGCAGGCCAAGCAATGTCCGCTGCAGTTCTTTTGATATTTGGAGAGCTTTCGCAAGATCAGCCAGGCGTTTTGTATCAACAACATCATAAATGCGCTCTTCAACGTTCTGGTTTTCAACAGACATAACTCTCTCAGTCTGTTTTCCTGTTGAAGTTGTTAATGTGACTATTTGCGGTGATTTTTCTTTTACCTGAACCAGATGCCTTTTAAACTGCAATTCATCTTTAAGTGCATCCAGAACGATTTTGTTAATCAGTTCTGTGGCCTCCAGCGCCGGGTCAATTTCATCCACTATACGTGCAGCACGGCGGTCGGCTAATCTCTGTGACGTTTTCGCTATAACTTTCGTAACGATATCCTCTCTGTTACGTTTTGCCGAAGCCGCCCACCCTTCACGCTTTGCACGGTCCCGAATAGTAGGAAACGGAATACCGTATTTTTCAGCCAGCTTCCGATACGATGTTTTTGTCGTCTCATATTCAGTTCGTATTTTCACCCAGTCACGTTTTTTAGCCATTAAAAAGCCCTCCCACCTTGAATTATAGGTTAGAAGGGCCTTTCTTCCTGAAATACCTTACTCAGGGAACAACAAATTTTCAATTTTTTTCATCACTTCCGCTTTAATTTCCTGTCTCAGTTTTTTCCTGATACGAGCCTCACGCTCAAAATGACTTTCATATCCCGCCGGTACCGGTGTAGGCTTTGCTATTCTATCTTGCACTATTGGGTACCAGTTCTCATCTATTAGCCCCTGTTCTATTAACTGATTTATTCGCTGGGATATATACCCCTGTGAAGCTCCTAACAACTCTGCTATTTTAGTCTGATTTCCCCTTTTTTTATACCCTACTTGCTTAATCACATCGATAAGTTCTGTATCCGAAAACCTCATTACGGTTTTACCCCCATTCTTTAGTGAATTATTAGTGAGTTGAAAATTATTAGCCCGAATTATTAATTAAATTTTATGCTATTTTTCTATAATCCGCTAAAATCAACTATGTTCGAGGGTTAAAAAATTTTGGGTTACCTGGTTGCCTGTTTGGTTTTATATTATATTTTCTTGCTTTTCGATACACTGTTGACACACTGCAACAGTTCATTTTCGCCACATCACGATATGTACAACGCTCAGTAATAAGTTTTTTTCTCAGGTAGGATGCGGTCAAAACCACTTCCCCTAACTCTTCCATCCGGTAAGTCATAACCAAACGATGAATGCGGTACCGGGACAGACCATATTTCTGTGACAGCTCATCCAAGGTTTTTCCCTGGAGAATGTGTTCCTTGTACAATGTTTTAGCTGACACGCATCCCATATCTCTTCTCACTCCCGCTGTGATATTGCCTGCTCTTCAACTGTTTCAACCCAGAGAATTACTCCGTCATCATCTTTTTCAGCTTTTAGTTTAAATTTTTCTAGCGCTGTACTCACAAGGTCATTTGGCAACCTAACTTCAGCGAGATCTTCCTGAACCAGTATTGCACATATCCAGGCCTGGATAATAGCAACGCTTGCCTTCGCCTCGTCCCGTTGCCCTATGACATTCTTGATTTCCTGATAAACCGGCGGCAATAGGTCGTTTTTAACCCTGTCCAAATGCTTCTGCTTTGCCTCTAACTCCTTCTGCAGCTTTTCAATTTGCCTGTCCCTTCTCCGAATAGTTCCTTCCAGTCTTTTGATTTTTGATTCCTCTGTTCCTCTCATACAGCTTTTGCCTCCTTCGATTTAATTCCTTCAATCCTTGCCTTCAAGGCATTCATTAATGTTTCCTGTGTCTTTTCTTTGTCAGCCAGGGCATTAATAACATCCTCATCCACCCCGCTAACAACAACCAATCGGTGATTAAAAACTTTTTCGGTTTGTCCCTGTCTATGTAAACGTGCTATGGCCTGCTGGTACAATTCAAGGCTCCAATTTAGGCCAAACCATATAACATGATTTCCCCCTTCCTGGAGATTAAGACCGTACGCACAACTAGCCGGATGTGCCAATAGGATATCAATTTCATGATTATTCCATGCCTGTTGTTCTGCCGGTCCGGTCAATTGCGCTACTCGAAGCCCGGAACCGTTCAACGCCTTTATAATTCGCTCAAGGTCATGCTGAAAGTTATAAAAAACAAGTGCCGGTTTACCGTGAAGTTGCTCCACCAGCTCCAGAAAAGCTTCTATCTTGCAGTCGTGTACCTCAACAACCTTACGATTTCCAGCTTCATCATTGCAATACACAGCTCCGTTGCACAGCTGCAGTAGTTTTCCTGTCAGCACCGCAGCGGACCCAGCATCAATAGTATCCTCATCTACCTGAAGCAGCATATCCCGTTCCATCTTGTCGTATGCTTTTTGTGCTTTCGGGTCTAACTTCACCGGGTAATCCACATCAACACAATCGGGAAGTTCGATGTAGTCTTCAGCTTTCATGCTGACGCAGATATCACTGATTTTCTCATAAATATCTTTCTCTGCCCCCTCTTTTAGCTTGTAGTTATATACAACTCCTGTCTGCCAGTTTCTCTGGTTTGGGATGAAATACTTTTGTCTGTATCCGGTTATGGTTTTCCCTAACCTTTCACCCCGGTCCAAAAGATACATCTGTGGCCAAAGATCAATTAATCCGTTTGGTGTAGGGGTACCTGTCAGTCCAACAATTCTTTTAATCAGTGGCCGAACCTTCCTTAATGCCCTGAAACGTCTTGCCTTACTTGATTTAAAACTGGAAAGTTCATCAATCACTACCATGTCAAACGGCCATGCTCTGCCGTAAAGACTTACAAGCCATTCTGTGTTTTCCCGGTTAATGATGTAAATATCTGCCTCCTTCTTTAAAGCTGCCAACCGTTGTCTTTCTGTACCTAAAACCTTGGATATAGTCAGGTGTTTAAGGTGGTCCCATTTTTCTATCTCACTGCCCCAGGTCATCTTTGCCACCCTCAAAGGTGCTATTACAAGGACCTTATCAACTTCTAAACGGTTATACATTAGATCCTCTATAGCTGTCAGGGTAATAACCGTTTTGCCAAGTCCCATATCAAGAAAGAGCCCACAGATAGGCAATTCTATTATTTTTTCAATCGCATATTTCTGATAATTATGCGGTACAAATTTCATTGATAAACTCCTCCACTGCTTCATAGGAATCAATTATGTAGTACTTAAAGCCAAGTTCCTTAAACATGGCCATAACCTTAAACTGCAGTTTGGTCAGTCTTTTACCGGGAGCCTTCAGTTCTACCAGGTAGACCCTGCCACTTGGCATGAACACTAACCTGTCCGGTACACCATTGAATCCAGGACTGACAAACTTAAGTGCTATACCACCAGCAGCTTTGACCTTTAATCGTAATCGGGTTTCAATCTGTTTTTCGCTTGGCATATCTGACCCCTCGCAGTCTTTGGCAACACTGGAAACAAAGGAAACAGATTTTTGACCGAAACTCTATATACGCGTATTAGGCGTGTGTATATTACGCGTATATATACCTAATTGCCTATTTTTTATTTATAAAGAGAATTTTGTTTCCATTGTTGCCAAGGCTATTGTAATTATTTATTGGTGCGGGTTTATCCTGGCAACAAAGCTGGCAACAGAAGTTTATTTTTTGTTTCCACTGTTGCCATGACCCTGGCAACAAAACTCTTATCTGGCAACAAAATTTAATACTCTTGTTGCCGGACATAAGCTCTTTGTTTTCCATAGGCTTTCCCAAAATGTAATGGATTTTTGGATCTTTCCCATCCTGGCAATGAACGCAAGATGTCGTTAATCTCCCGGCTCTGCAGAGGTGTCAACTGCTTTGGATCTCCGTTAAACAGTTCACACCATATTTCCAGGACACATACCTTGGTACGCAGCATAGTTGGTTCATAGGTGTCCGAGAACTCGCTGCCGTTTATAAAGTTACGGCGTTCATACATATCCAGCTTGTACCAGTTCTCTGGCAATAAAGTATCCAAGTACTCCAGGATCAGCCCTGTCTTTGCGCTTTCTTCTGAATGTGCTTCCTGCTGTTTTATCGCTTCCTCTAGCGCCTGGCCTTCAAGGTATAGCTTTTCTCCAGCTTTGTACAACTCCACTGCTTCAGCCCAGATCTGATCCCGTTCTTTCACGAGATCCTTAAATATATCTTTAGTAGGTTTCTGGATACCGCAGTCAACTGGCCAGAATCTTCTATTACCGGTCTTATCCCGAAGGAATTCTTTGTCGTTGCTGGTACCCCAAAATACACACTGCCTGGGGAACCGGCTTGTCCTACGGCCGTAAGCCACACGGTAGATATCTTCATTTTTGCTTAAGAATTGTTTCAGTGTCTCAATATCAGCTTTTTTTGTAGCCATTAGTTCGCCCAGTTCTATCAGCCAGGATCCCTGCAACTGCTCATATGCTTCTTTACCTACAACTGTGGTAAGGGAGTCATTAAACCATTTGCCTCCGAGAATGCGGATTAATGAGCTTTTGCCTATACCCTGCGGTCCTGAAAGAATGAGCATGTAATCATATTTGATACCTGGTTCCATAACTCTGGCTACTGCAGCCGCCATATGCTTTCTTGTGACTTCCCGGGTATAGAGGCTGTCTTCAGCACCTAGATAGTCAACCAGCATGGTTTCTACCCGTTCCACACCGTCCCAGGTTAAGCTGTTAAGGTAATCTCTTACCGGGTGAAATGAATTGTTCCGGAAACACAAGGCCAGGGCATCAAGGATCTTGTTCACTGCTGTGATACCGTAGGCTTTTTCTATGTAATACCTAAGCCCTGAATCATCATCATCTTTCCAGTCACGGTTAATCTGATCGCTCCAGGGGAGCTTGTCCAAAACCATTGCCCGGTTGGCGAACTCGTTATATCCCATCCGGCCTTTTAGGAAGTAGTCATTTTCAAGAATAATCAGCACATTCTCGATGGTGCTTTTGAGCTTGCCTTTATTGTCATATTGCAGCTTGCTCGTCCAGCAGGTGTCTATCTCATCTTCCGGTTCCAGGTCAAAGTCTTTAATAACCTCATCCATTCGCTCTTTGTTCAGAAGAGCCTTAACTTGGGTATCTGCAGCTGCAAATTCACTCATGGCCAGGAAGCTGGGTAGCCTGTTGGCCGGAGTGTCAGGCTTTGCTTCTTCGTCCATGGCGCCAAATTTATGGATCCTTATTAAGTCAAATGCGTTACATAGGATGCAGCTAGCCGGATCTGTGGCATGGTGGCTGTAGCTGAATTTATCGTCATAAATTACAACTCCACCAGTAGTAGAGCCTTCAGCATAAGTATAGCGGTTAGGCTTGCTTGTTGGTATATAGATGTCAGGGATGAATTTTTCAATGGCTTCCTGAATGGTGTATGTCCTGCAGAAAGCCCCAATTATTCCCTTCTTTGTTAGAGGATCTTCTTGCTTTTTAATAAGGCTATTAATCCTTATTGCTTGTCTGGAACTCTCCGGCCAGTAGCTTACATCTGTCCAATCAGGGTAACGGGCAAGGACTTCATCAGGATCCAGCCAAGGACCGTCTTGGAACTCAAAAACATATTCACCGTCCGCCGGTATACTGGGCCAATACATCAGCCTATGATGTTCGTATGTTGTATCATCGAACATATCAATTCCAACATCGCTTGCCACCATTCGAGCAATTGCCTGATATTCATCACCCAGTACAGGCCGGGATAATGGGATAACTAACCTCAATCTTGGGTTTTCCGGCGTGTGTGAATGGGTAGAATACATGACCACAGCATAGTCATTAAGCATCGTGATTGAGTCCCAGATATCAGCTGCAGTTGTATTGATGTTATCCATATCAAGTGTAAGCAGGCTCCTATTGGCCACATTTTCCGCTTTTCTTCGGCCGTTTTTAAGTGTGCCCCCAACAAACCCGCCAACATCCTTAATTTCATCACGGGTTGACTTAGGCATTTTCTTATATTCAGTTACGGTTTCGGGGGTCCGAATTGTATTTGAAAGTTTTTCAACTAGTTGACTCCATAGAATGGTTCTGTTTTTCCAGTTAGTTTCTTTACGGGACTTCCCGATAGCAATGGCAATTTCGCCGTCATATTTTATTCGTAATAT